CCCATGCCATCTTAAAGGGGCAAGGTAAGATTTTTTTAATATTTTCAATAAGTTAAGCCTTAAAATTTTCTTCTCTTTTTATCTATGTTCTTCTATAAAATAGAGTTGTTTGGCATAGATAGTGCTATAGTATAGAATAAGATTTAAAAACTACCTAAAGGAGATTTAAAAATGAGTGAGCAAGAAAATGTACAGAAAACACCTAAAGTTAAACCCTCTGCTATGACTAAGGTAACTTTCAAGGTAGACAAGTACATCCCTGGGATGGAGAATGATCCGGAGTTCGAAGGGGTTTCCTTCGCCCGGGTGATTTCGGCGGAAATTAAGGCCGCTAAAGACACTAAGGCCGTTAACACACTGCGCCAGGGTCTCATGAGTGATAAGTGCAAAGCTTATGGGGTTAAGCCTCTTGGTGCTGTTTCTGCGCCTTCTGGGGGCATTACCCGGAAGGTTAAAGACTGGGTTTTGGCTCTGGTTACGGCGGCCAAGGAACTGGGCCAGAAGATTGACGCTAAGACCGTGATTAAGCTTACCAAGGGTAAGCAAGGCGTGGAGCTTACTGAGGACCAAGTAAAGGAGATTTTAGCTGGCTAAGTAGTACTTACTGGAGTTGAGTTTAGCTTTTTAATACTCCATAGAAAAAGTTAGAATATTCTATGGAGACTTAAGGAGCTAAATAAAACACAAGGAACTTGCCTATGGATAAACTCTTTTCCATCCTAACTCTAATAGGTCTTGGAGTGTTTTTTGCTATAGGGTTCTATCTCTTTACTTGGGTCATGCTGGCCTTGGGGATTATCTTGGGAGGTTGAGATGCTAAAGCATACTTGGTTCAAAAACCAACTCGGCAAAGTCGAAACAGACGTACAACGTCTTTTAATCTCTAAAACCTTCAACGCTCTATGGGAGCAATACGATAAAGAAGTCGAAGCAGTTCGCCAGCTCTGGCAAACCCGGAAGATTGGAATTACTCAATATCGAGAGGCTACTAAGAGTGAGTTCAAAACACTCAGGCAAGAGCTAAGAGCAAGGCTAGAGATGGTCTTATAGCTCTTAGTATGGAAAACCAAACCAAACCTAAAAAACCTGGAGTACTCTAATCCAGGTTTTTTAGGTTCTACTCTTATTTCTACTCCTACTCTCGGGCATGGACTCTATTGTTTTCCTCTTTTTAAACAATTAAAAGACCCACTTTGCCTTAAAAACTTCTTAAACTCCCTCAAATCTGTTTTCTCGGGTTTTTAAATCTCTCCACCTAACCCCTTGAAATCAATATCTAAATCCTCCCCGCTTCTAAATCTGTTTTCTTTGTTTTCTACTTATTATCCGCTAACTCCTTAATATCCTTAGATGTATCTCTGTTTTCTAATTCTTTTGCTCCGGGGGTTTTTCTATGGTTTATTATATATTAAAATGGTAGGAATTAGTTTGCTGTAGACTAAATGTCTCATGTTATTCTATATTAAATATATATATATTATATTAATAGTAACAAAAAAGAAAAAAGAACCTCCCCACCGCCCAGGACTTTAAACAATTAATTGTATTTGTTTAAGGGTCAAAAAGAAGGATCAAGAAAACAAGAAAACAGGGATACACCGAAGAGTTTTAGGGACTTACCCGATACAGGACTGGATACAAAGAAAACACTTTTTGAGGTTAGAGTGATTTAGATAATGATTTTAATAGTTTATAAAGCTTCCCATTAAAACTTAGAAAACAGAGGTAAGAGCCTGGAGATATTAAGATTTTAAGGGTTAAAAAAGTAGTATTGTGATTTTACTCAAAATAGGTTTGTGAAAAGGTTCTTAAACTTTAAACAATTAGAACCTGAGATTTGATGTGATGCAATCCCCATGCCAGTTTTAGGGTGTTTTTAGGCAAAAAAGTGTCTCAAGTTTCTTTTTGGCTTTTCTTAATATTTTCAATGGCTTACTTAAAAGTGTCTCAAGTTTATCCCCTGCAACATTTATGCCAAATTAAATGTCTTCTTAAATGCCCTAGGTTGAAGCTTTTCTAAACCTGCCTTAACCTACGCACTTAGGGCCAGCGCCTCTTAGAACTAACTGGAGACGCTCAGAATGGGTATTAGCTCCGGGTCTAAGACCTTCCAGGCATGGGAATCTCTACCTTTATATTCTATATTAAACCACTATAATAGTTATAACCTATTGTTCATAACCCATTTCTAACCCATTGAAACCATTAACTAAATCCCTTGAAGCTCTCCAGTGCCCCAGGCTGAAAGGTTTTTCAAACTGGCCCATTACCTTTGCCTACCCCCTTATCGCCTCACTACGGTCATTGAGTAAAGCCATTTTTAGGCCGCTTTAGGTTTTCAAAGCTCCCATGCGATTTAACCTGAGCACTCTATTTATACTACTCTGTGCCTATAGCATATGGGAAGCTTAGACTACTCCATGCTATACTCCTATAACATAGAACTATACTACTCTAATCTATATTACTACTCTCATAAAGACCCCACCATGACCCCCAGGCTATAAGCGAGTGTGAAATGAAAAGGCATGTAATTCTAGCTACTTAAAAATTTAAACTGTTTATTTTTCTTAAACAATTAATAGCTCTTGGATAGGGAGAAATAATTTTTTATAATCTTGGCAAGGGAAGAAATAATTTTTTATTTTTTGGAGCCTCTCATGTTACAAGATGATATAACCTTGGAGGAAGTAGTAGAGGAAGATGGGTTGGAAAGTTTAGAACAAGAGAAGGAGCTAATAGTTCTTAGTGGGGTAGTAGAGAGGGAAAGGAAACCTCCGACTATGGTAAGTTCTGTGGAGAGGCTTACTATAGCTAAGAGGATGGATTTGGCCACCCATGCAGTGTTAGACGCTAAGCCCCCAGAGAAGTTAACTAAGGAACTAGAAGATGTAGATATAGAGAAATGGAGCCGGGTGTTGGGTAGGTTGTATCAAAGAAAGGATGTTAAGGTGGATCATACTATAACTGCTATGGGGATTTTAGGGTTGTTTCCAGTGGCTGTTAAAGAAGAGTAATTCTATGCCGCTACAGGCGTGCTTGAACAGTCAAATTAGCAATGCCTCAAAGCCTATAAGACTATGCTCAAACTAGAATTTACTCCTATAGAAGGTTGCAACTATAAAAACGACTATGTTGAGATTTGTAACCTTTTATACTCCCATGCTGCGTATAACCAAGTCCAAGAGATGGGATTTGCACTCAGAGAGCTTTGTAAGACAGACTTATTCTTTCTTTTATATTTTGTACTTGGCGTTAAACCAGTAAACCATTTATGGATTGTAAGTAGAATCAGAGAGGTAGAAGAGAGCCACAACAAGACTCTTGATTTATGGTCGAGAGAGCATTTTAAGAGCACTATTCTAACCTACGGTCTTATAATCCAAGAGATACTCAAAGACCCCGAGGAGCGGATTGCTATCTTCTCCCACACTCGTGGAATAGCCAAAGCTTTTCTAAGAAGGATTAAACTAACTTTTGAATCCAACGAGCTACTAAAGCTACTCTTTCCTGATGTTCTTTATAATGATCCTAAGAACCAGAGTCCTAAGTGGAGTGAGGACGACGGAATTATTATCAACCGAAAGGGGGTCTACAATGAAGCTACCCTAGAAGCATGGGGCTTAGTAGATGGCATGCCAACCTCCAGGCACTTCACCATCAGAGTCTATGACGACGTAGTAACTAAAGACTCAGTCTCCACTCCAGAGCAGATTAAAAAGACCGATGAGGCTTTTAAGCTCTCTCAGTTCCTAGGCGCTCGTGGTGGTTCTGTTAGGGTTATTGGAACTAGGTACCATTATGCAGATCAATACTCCAAGATGCTGGCCTCCGGGGTTTGGACTCCAAGAATTAGAAAAGGTGTAGAAAATGGAATCTCAGTCTTTCTAACTCAAGCCGAGCTTGATGAGTTTAAAACTGTAGTCTGTGAGGGCAACACCTACGTTTGGAACTGTCAGATGCTCCTAGACCCTGTGGCCGAAGAAGCTCAGGAGTTTAAAAAGGCATGGCTTAGGTACTATAGAGTACTTCCTGATAGGGCTATGAACCTTTACCTCTTCGCTGACCCTGCTAATGAAAAGAAGACCAAAGGCATGGGGAGCGACTATACAGTCTATTGGGTATGGGGCTTGGATCCTCTAGGAAACTACTTTTTAGTAGACCTAATCCGAGAGCGTCTTAATCTCTTCGACCGTTGGAAAGCTCTCTCTAAACTAATGCGTAAGCACCCAACTATCAGAAAGGTACTCTACGAACAATATGGTCTCCAGGCGGATATATCCCACTTCCAACACATGATGAAAGAGGATGGTGTTTACTTCACCATCCAGCCTTTGGGGGGTAGACTAAAAAAAGAGGACCGGATTAGAAAACTCATACCTTTATTCGAAAATGGGAAGGTCTATCTACCAGAGGCTCTATATTCAGAGGTAGACGGACGGGATTACATTAAGGAATTCATAGAGGAAGAGTATTTGCTCTTTCCTTACTCCTCTCATGACGATGGATTAGATGCTGCAAGTAGAGTAAAGGATGAAGAGGCGGAGGTCTACCCCCCTGTTGCTTTTCCCATGGAAGAGGCTGATGAGGATAGTAATGTGGTGGCTATTAATACATGGGCGTTGAAGAAAGCTAATAGCAGGTTTGCAAATTTATAGGAGATAGCATGACTTCATGCTTTGACAGAAAGTGCAGTAATAGATATTGCAATCCCAACAAAGAAATTATTTTCTTGTTTTGGAAAGACGCTTCCTATCAAACTGGTAGTTGCTTAGACGTCTCAGACTTAAAACCAGAGATAGTTATTGTAACCTCTGGTATTCTTATCCAAGAAACTGAGACTCATTATAGTATTGCTTTAGATCACTACCCTGATCAGTGTACTTGGAGACAAGTAGAGCATATACCTAAGATTAATGTGGTTAGGGTTTATAAAGCTCCATGGCCATTTGAAGAGTAGTCTAATTGTTTAAAATATAACCAATATGGCTACAAAATTTCCATTAAACCAGCAAACATCTGATCTCTATTCTCAGTTCAGAGACTATCTCTCTGGAACTGCTGGGGAGGCTTTGAAAGAAGTTTATGGTGGTGGAAAGAAAGAAGCTCAGGAGGATATTAGCAAGCTACTAGAAGCTATAGGGTACAGTAAAGACTACAAAGAAGCCTTTCAATCTGGTGTTATGAATATACAACCTGGGTATATTGCATCTAGTGCTACTAATAAGATAATAAGTGATGCTTTGAAAGAGTTTAGTAACAAGTCATTGATGTTTGTAAGTAAGAAAGGTCGTAGTTTTATAGAAGGCATTGGGACTTATGAGTATCCTAAGGGACTTTATAAGAGCCCTAGCAAGCTTGCAGGTGGTATAGAAGAGATTAAAATGCTCCAAAAGGAGTTTATTCCAGGCATTAGAGGAACTAGAGAGGGCCTTCAAGCAATAGAAAACTTTGAGCCAGTTCAAAAGTTATATGCTCCTATTAAAGATGTAGAAGGGTTACTTTATGATCCAATATTTAGCGGTCGATTTTATCCTAGATGGGACAAGATAAAATTTACAACGGGTAGGACATATAATCCCTCTGGTTCGTCACAGGATATGCTACATGAGCTTTTTCATAAGCACTTAGAAAATCCAAATACAAATGTTATTAGAGATTTGGAAAGACAAGCTCCGTATCTAACAAGCGAGTTTTTAGAAAGAAATCCTAATACTAGAATTAGCGATCGGGGACTGTCTCATATAGTTAAGCCAGAAGAGCTTTTAGTAGAATCGACTGCACAAAACTTATACAATAAGCTCCTTGGCCAACCACCTCCAGATTTTAGAAGTAAAATTAGTTGGGAAGAGTATAGAAACTGGCCTAAACCTGTATCTGATTATATTAGTGGCATAATAAGCAAATTAGGAGATTAGCCCTACTAGCAGATCTAACTCCTCTTGAGAATAAGAAGATTATGAGAGGTGTTGATGGACTAAATAGTAAGCGGCTTACTTATGCAAACCCAATCGCTTCCTGGGAGAGGGGATATGAGCAATTATTGCTCCTGTTGTGGACAAACGTATTGCACTTGCCACACGTTTTATAACGACCTTGAAAGGTACTGGTGGGATGCAAATCTTAAAAGGGTCGTGCAAGAAACTAAGAGGTGGCAGCACCAGCAACAATACGCTCAAGTTGTCAGAAATGGAATAGAAAATCTTATGGGTTCCTAACTGACATGAAAAAACATTAAAAACCCAAAGGCTCTCCAGAGGGGAGGACTTATGAAAGAGGATAAGATGAAGAGTAAGAAAACGATGCACAAAATGCCCGATGGCTCCATGATGTCAGACGAAGAGATGAAACAGATGATGGCCGAGAAGAAAAAGAAAGGTATGACCCAAAAAGGCTCTGCTGATGGTAGGGTCTACGAGAGGAAATAAATGGCCCTAAACGACTTCACCTCTCCTATAGGTTCTATCTTCGGAGCAGACCCTTCTACTCTACCCATTACTTCAGAGCTAGAAACCCAAGCTCTAGACCATCTAGACTCTCGCATTAGAGAGTTAGGTAATTATATTAGAACCCTCTTTGAAAGATTCGATAGCTCTACTACCAGAAAGAATATTCTAAAACTAGTAGAAGACTCTCGGAAGGCTTACTACCAAGAAACTACCTCTACTAGCTTCCCATGGGCCAACGCCTCTAATATGATCTCCCCTTTAACCACTATGGGAGTAGACGAAGTAGAGCCTCGCTTAGTAAATGCTGTCATAGGCAAAGAGCCTTATATAAAAGCCAAGCCTCTTAAAGGCGCTTCTACTAAAGAAGAAGCTCAACAGATTACAGATTTTGATAATTTTGTCTTAGAGCACTTAGTTAAGGTCAAAGCCTTGGTGCCTCAGTTAATCCATGAGAAGCTTATAGATGGTACTATCTACCCTCTCTTATCATGGGAGACTAAAACTAAAAAGGTAAAGCGTATAGTCCAAGACCCCACCAGCCCTAATGGCTGGAGCCGCCAAGTTCAAGAGTACACCACCAACGGTCCCTGTATAGAACTAGTCCCCATCGAATACGTCTGGCATGAAGACCATCTAAACGATGAAAATTGGGAATCTGCTCCAGTAATCCGCTATGTAGGTAACATCACTATAGGTGAAATCCTGGACCGAGTAGAGCAGGGTGAGACAGGTTGGATAAACCCCAAGGGTGGAGAGATTCCAGACAGAGCTGAGTTTCAAAAAATCCTAGAGTCTTATGTAGCCACAGAGATTCTTAAGACCACCCAACAAGAAACCGAAAGCACTCAAGATTATTTTCTAGATTTCCAGCCTCGTCAGAAACCCATAGAGTTCTATGAAGCCTATATTAAGTTCGACTTTATGGGTGAAGACCAACGGGATGAAAACCTTATAGTATTAGTAGAGAAGAGTACTTTCACTCCATTCCGCATCCGAGAGCAAATAGAAGTCATAGACGAAAACATCAAGCCCCTCCGTCGTCAACGCTTTTTAAAGCGTCGTGGAGTATCCTGGGGTTATCCTCTTTATACTCTCATAGCTGGCATCCAACTAGGTGTTGATGCCATGTGGAATAGGTGTGTCAATAGTGCAGATGTGACTATGACTCCATGGGGGTTTATCAAGCGTGGTATGTCTGGCTTGCTCTCCAACAAACCTAAGATATACCCAGGAGCTTTGAATGAAGTAGAGGGAAACCCAGAGGATTCTATCTACTTCCCTAATCTTCAAATGTTCCAACCTCAACAATTCATCCCTCTCATTATGCAATATATTTCTTTCTTTGAAAGAACTCTCAACGTCTCTGATTTTATGCAAGGTCGAGAGTCTCAGATTGTAGGTAAGAAAGGATCTACTGCTACTGGAACTTTAGCTATCCTTCAAGAGGGCAAAATTAAGTTTGAGTACAGAGGTGGTTTGACTCACTTAGAGTTCTTGGATCTCTTCAAGAACATCCACGACCTTTGTGTTTCTAATATGCCTATTGAGGAGCATATTAAGATCACCGGAGCACCCATCACTCAATACTCTTGTAGTGATCTCTACCTATTTAAGCTAGTAGGCTCTGATCTAGTCTCCAACCGCTTCACCGAGCGCCAAGAGGTAGAGTCCCTAGCTATGCTCTCCCAACAATTTATCCAACTAGGAGTGGCTAACCCAATTCCTGTCTACACAGACGTACTCAACTCCTACAAAGCCACTACAGACAGAGAGCCAGAGGAATACATAGACCCCGAACTAGCAGCTATGATCCAACAGTTTCTAACTGTGCGAGCAAACAAGCAAGGTATAATGGCTATGGGAATCCCCGAGGAGATAGCACAACAAGCGGCCTCTCAGGGGCTTACACCTGATAATGTCAAGACTTTCTTACAACAGCTTGGTTCTCAAGCTGGGGAGGCAGACTTTGGAACTGGAGAATCTCCGAGAGCTATTCAATAGCGAGGCATGGGAGTCTTATAGAGAGCAAATAGAAGAGACCATCTATAATCTCTTCGTTGGTATGCTCGACTTAGAGCCTTCAAGTCCGGATAGTTTTGTTAAATTCGTTATTTTAAAGTCTCGAATCAACCAACTTAGAGACATGACTTACATTCTTGAACACACCACCGCTGTAAGTCCTGAAAAGCAGGATAGTGTTAACAAAACCTACAAAGGAATCTTACAGAGACTCTGCAAAAGACTCTTTAAAGGAGCTTAACCATGGCCGATGAAGGCAGAACCACTGAGGAACGGGTAGCAGATGTCCATGCTCCAGCAGTAATATCAGTTGATGATTATGACTTGGAGACTGGAGAAGAGGTAAAAGAGGAAAAAGAAGAGAAGCAACAAGAGGAAGAGCTTGAGATTGAAGTGGAGGGTAAGGGTGCTAAGGTTGAAAAGGAAGAGTCTGAGGTTTCTATCCTCCAAAAAGAGATAAACTCTCTAAAGGATGAAATTCTTAAGCTAGCTTCCAGAAAACCTGAGAAGCTTGACTCCAAAGAGGACAAAAAGGAAAAACTAACCCATGCACAACTAGTAAACATCATTAAAGAGAACAAAGACAACCCTGAAGTTATTGCAAACGTAATCAAGTACATAGCAGAGGACACCGCATCTGAGATCAAGAACAAAACCATGGAGGAAGTAAGCCACAAACAATGGGCTTCTAATCTCTCTGGTCTAGCATCTCAAATCATCTCCTCTGATGAAGATGGCTATCTAGCTGCTAATCCTAAGCTCAAGGGTGAGTTAGATGAGATGTCTAAGAACTTAGGACTCTCCGACCACCCTGTAGGTAAGCTAGCAGCTTATAGTATATTCCGCCTTATGGAAGGTGCAAAGGCTATTAAGGAAAAGGGTAGTCAAAGCGACAAAGCCAAGACTACCTCAACCACTAACCAATCTAGAGTCATGGATAAGACTCGGACCTCTGGACAAACTGGAAAGGTTACTTTATCTCCAGCCCAACTAGCTGTTGCTAAGAAGTTTGGAGTTAAACCAGAAACCTATGCTATGTTTGTAAAGAAGTCTTAAGGAGATTAAGAGATGGCTAAAGAAAAAGAAACTTTAGATGCTATTTTAACAAAACCAACTGACAGAGATTTTATCAACGAGTTGGTTGAATCTCAAGACGACACCTTCCCTGCTGCCTCAGATATAGAGGTTACATACAAGTACCAGGACCCGTTTGAAATTCCTAAATGGTGTAATCAAAAGGACTTTGCCTTTGCATGGGCAGACATTCGTGACGATATTACCAGGCATAGAGTCTTTGAGGTACAACATTTTAGGTTAGTTAGGAGTCTAAGTCCTTGTATAGACAGGTCTGTAAAAGACAGAGAGATTCAACGAGACTTTCGTGAGCATAGAGCCGTAGAACGTCAAGGAGTCTTTCTAATCTACCGTCCCAAGGACTTAGATGAAAAACTCCGGACCTATCCAGTCCTACGCCATATTGAGATGTCTAAGGCTTTAAAAGAAGGCAAAGCAGGTCAAGGGTATGAAATCTCTCAAAAGAAAGGTGAAGACTCTGGCTCTAAGATTGAAGTCATTGCAGCAGAAGAAGCTGGAACTGAGGGTATAAAACTAGTCTAAACCGTTTAAATTTTAAACAATTAGGAGCTAAAGATGGCTAATACTGACACCCCTTGGGGCTTTAAACCCTTGTTTATGACTGAGGCGAGGAAGACTGCTTTAATCCTGCCCATTACTAATAACTATAATGTTGCTCTCTATGTTGGGGATCCTGTAGTTGGTGTAACAGCTGGTACCATAGAGCGTGGAGCTACTAACGCTGTATGGTGTGGAATCGTCCTAGGACTTTATAAAAAGCTAGGTCCTACCTCTACCTATCGTCCTGAGCACTTAGAACCCATTCAGTACTATGCAGCTTCTCCTGGAGCTACGTATGACTATGCTGCCTTAGTTGCTGTTGATCCTAACATTTTCTTAGTGGCTCAAGAGGATGGAGCTGTTGCCAGTCTTCAAATTACTGACAATTTTGGTAACTGTGATGCCATCTTCACTCAATCTGGTAACATAACTACTGGAGTTTCAGGCGCTGAGATTGATTCCGATTCAGCAGACAATACAGGCACACGACCGTTGAAGCTCATTCTACCTTGGACTAACTATTACGATCCTATTGCCAATGCCTATAATGCCATTTCCGCTTCTGGGGCTGCTGGCAACAAGTGCAAATGGATCTGTAAAATCAACAACCACCAGTTTGCCATTGGGCAAGTCTCTGTTGGTTTGGCCTAAGGAGTTAAACTATGACTACTGAAAATCGTTCAATGTTTGTTAATAACTATACTCCAGCGCTGTTTGGTTTGTCCGTGGAGGAGTATAAACGCTATCCTGAGGTTTGGCGGCAGATTGTAAGGGTGGAAAGAAGTGAAAAGTACAAAGAAGAAATCGCCTTCAATGCTGGCCTGGGTCTTGTACCTAAAAAGGGTGAAGGTGATCCCATCACTACCGACCGTCGGCTTGCTGGTCCTAAGAAAGCATGGGTCCATGATACTTATGCTCTCTCTGGTCGTATTACCGAGGAAGCTATTGAAGACGACCAGTATGGCACTATGCGAGACTTTGCTCGGGAGCTTGGTGTCTCTGCTCGTGAGACTCGCCATGTGATTGTAGCAGAGCCTTTTAACACAGGCTTTGTTACTACATACCACACTGCTGGCGACGGTGTCGCTTTGTTTGCTTCTAACCGTGCTAAGCTTGGTGGTGGGACTTGGAGCAACTTAGCTACAGCTTCGGCTCTTAGCTATTCTACTCTCCAAAACGCTATCCTCGCTTTTGAGTCTCAAACCGACCATCGTGGCAAGCGTATTATGCAGACTCCGGCTACTCTCTTAGTACCTCCTTCCTTGGAGTATAAAGCCCTGCAACTCTTAGAGTCTGTAGGCCAGCCTGAGTCGGCTAATAATGACATTAATGCTACTAAAAGAGCCCGGCCCTCTTTGAAACTTATTGTATGGCCCTATCTGACCTCCACCACCGCATGGTTCTTACTTGGTGAGAGTGTTAATAGCTCCGTGGGTCTTATCCACTTTGAGCGTGTAGGTGTTCAGTTTGGTAAAGAGGGTGACTTTATGAACGGGGATGCTATGTTCAAGACTCGGTTCAGGAACTCTATTGAGTGTAATAACTCCATCAATATGTACGGCAATGCTGGAGCATAGGAGACTAAGATGGCTAAAACAAACCACCCGTATGGTTTTGAGCATGGTATAACCATCAGGGGCGTGCCTATTCTGAATACGTACAATGGAGAGGTTTACTATGTAGACTCTGTGAATGGCTCCAATGCGTATGATGGAACTATTAGATATCCCAAGGCAAGTATTGACTATCTGTTCACCTCTGATATTGTAACTTTTGGTGATCGGATTATCTGTAAGCCTGGACATGTTGAGACCGTAGCCGCTGCTAGTACTTATGATATTGCTGGGGTTTGTATTATCTTCTCTGGTGAGGGTACTAGTAAAGGCTACTATAACCTTACTGCCACAGGCGCTTTTGTCTCTATTACTGCTGCTGGCATTACCATCATCAACGCTAAGTTCGTTACTGCCATCGACGCTGTAGCTAAAGGTCTTAGTGTCGCTGCGGCTGATTTTAGTCTTATCAACACCGAGTACCATGATGCTGCTGGACTGGCTAGCACTATTCAAGTCCTTACCACCTCTGCCGCCAATCGCATGGTGATTGATGGGTATCGGTACTTTGTTTCTACCACCGGGACTCAGAAAACCGATGGCATCAAGACTGTTGCCGGTACTGGTATTGTTCTTCGCAACATCAACATCGTGGGTGACTTCTCTACTGCACCTATCGATCTCTCGACTGCCGCTATCAACATCACTCTAGATACTCTAGACCTCCAAAACACCAACACCGGTCCTCAACCTGCCATGGAGATCCATGCGAACACCACTGGCTTTGCAGACAACGTAAAGTGTCGAATTGACTCCGGCACCGATTACGTGTCTAGCACTGCTAAAATCCAATGGGGTCCATTGTGCCAAGGTTACAACACTGACGGCTCTGGTGGTGCAGCTATTGGCTCTGCTACTGATATTACCGCAGCGGTTGATAGTGTTGGTGTACAGACTTCTATCGTAGACAGTAGGGTTCAAAGTGTTGGTATTAGGGTTTCTGTAGCAGTTAGTACTATCGCTAGTACAGGAATCCAAGTCTCGACTGTTGATAGTAGGGCTTCTGTATCTCAGAGTAAGATAGACTCTGTAGGAGTTCAGACCTCTCTGGGTATCAGTGTCACTGTAAGCACTAGTACAAGAGTGGGGAGTGTTGGTACTCAATTATCTTCTGCTCAAAGCTCTGTAGAAAGTGTTGGCACCTCTGCCTCTACCCTCATCAGTCAGGCTTCGAGTGTAGGGATTCAAGTCTCTACAACCTCCAGTCAGACCACTAGTGCTGCTACGAGCGTTGGCATTGGAGTGTCTACTACTACAAGTCAGACCTCTAGTGTAGGCATTCAAGTCTCTGTTAACTCCAGCCAAGTAACAAGCGCCGCAACTAGTGTTGGCATAGGGGTCTCGACAGTTTCTAGCCAAACCACTAGCGCAGCAACCAGTGTAGGTATTGGAGTATCTACTGTTAGTAGCCAAACTACATCTGCTGCAACTAGTGTTGGTATTGGAGTTTCTACAGCTATTAGCACTGCTCAAAGTGTTGGTGTTATGGCTACAACTCTCCTAACTCGTTCTATCCGACAGAGTTCTGTCGATCTGGTTGCAGCTAACTTGACTGGAACCACTACTCGCTTTACTGTATCTGGTGGTCCTATCCTAGTTAGACACCTTGGGTTTCTAACCACTACCGCCATTCCTGCTGGAGCTAATACCTGTTTATTCTCTTTTACTCCAACTGGTGGTGGTGCAACTAATCTCTGTGGTGCTACTGACACTGCAAGTGCAGGAGCACAGCAACTGTTTATTGTAGGTGGTGTAAAAGCAACTGGTTTGGTTAAAACTACTGATGTTGGTATTGGTATTGCATCGGCAGCCGAAGTTGGTATGCCATTGACTCTTGGGACTGGTATAATCCAAACCATCTTTTCGGCTGGTCCTCCTGCTACTGGAGCGGTAACAGCCTTTATGGAATGGGAACCTTTAACTGCTACCTCTGCTGTGGCTTAAATGGACGAAGGATACTTCTCTCACATTCCACTGCTTGCAATGGCAGTGTTAAATACTACTGGGCCAGTTCTGGAGCTTGGAGCTGGCCTTGGTAGTACCTTGATGCTTCATGGGTTATGCTGTGGTCTTGAGAGAGAATTAACCACATTGGAATCAAACAAAGAATGGCTTGAAAGGTTTCTACCATTTACAAACTCTTGGCATACTATAAAGGAGGTCTCGAGTTTTAAAGGTTTGGTAGAGTATAGGAGATCTTGGGGTCTAGCTTTTGTAGATCATGGCATTATGGAGCAAAGAGAGGATTCCATCAAGGCTCTTATTGAAACTCCTATAATTGTTGTCCATGACACTTGCCACCCCTGGCACTACGGATATGAACCACTGTTAAGCACTTTTAAATATAGATTTGACTGGCAAGTTAGAGGTCCAAAGACCTCGATAGTTAGTCAAACTATTAACGTGGCTAACCTCTTTGTTGAAAGGAACTTATAATGAAAGACGTAGCGGTATGTACCTATCTAGACAATAATGATAGACATATTAAGGAGTTTAATTGGCTTTATAGAAGTTGGAATCTTAGTGGGTCTTGGATGAGTTCTGACTTGGTAGTATTCCACCATCCAGGGGTTACAATACATAATAAGGATGTTATTACTATTCCACTAGTTCCACTAACAGCCTCTGATCCCAAGTGGAGTGATTACCCATTTATCAACAGTGTTTACTTTTTAACTGCTCTAGAGGCTGAGTTCTTAAAGAGATATAAGTATGTAATGAGAACGGACCATGATGTATTTCTAACACCTAACTTTCCTAAACTAAGACCAAGACTAGCTACATTTGGTTTGGGAATGTACTCACAGAGTATAGAAGCAGTTAATAAACTAAATAGTGTTGCAGAGAGGTGGGGTGTTGTACCTACGTTTAATAATGTAGGTTCTACTCTAATAGCATATAGCAATATTGTTATTCAATATTGCAAATTGCACTTAGAGTATTGTAATAGGCTTCTTAAAGAGGAGTTCTCTAACTTTACTGGAACATGGCCTGGATGGTTTAAAGGCGTTCTTTCTATGTATGCAGGAAACCTAGCTGCTAATGCCTTTTTTGAAACTGGATTAACCTTTGGCGGACTAGATGTCCATTGCATGAGTCATGATAAGATGTGTAATACAGACTACCACATCCATGCTTGGCATACTACTGAGGATTTTTCTAAATTCAAGTGGCATAATGGAGAATATAGTCACTTAGATTCAGATGCTTTAAATAAGACTATAATCTCCAACTATTGTCATTTCATAGCAGGACACAGTCAATGAAAATAGTCCACTTCACACCATTTGCTCCTATGGCTTGTGGTTTGTACGAAGCTGCAAGAGATATGGTTGTAGCAGATAAGCTTGCTGGTCATGAGGTCTTTGTGGTAGATGTTGGGACTACTATAAACAACCAGCACACTCCAGGAGTAATAGGCAAAGAAGACAAGCGTAATGGAACCAATATTGTTAGTGCAGACCCGATAGTGGCTAGACATGCTGACCTTTTAATAGCCCACTCTGGAGTACCTGATCCTTGGTTTTCTGTTTGTCAAACTCCTATGATTTGGGTATTACATGGCCGGCCTGCTGCTTGTTTTAAACCAGAACAGTTTAAAAGAGGTCATTCTTATACTCTAATGGCTGATATAGCTACTTGGCCTAGAGTAAAGGTGTTGCTTAGTTTTTGGCCTTTTCATACTAAATACTGGAACTCTATTATCTCTGAGGAGAAACTAGTATGCTTGCCTGCTCCTCCTATAGATTCTAACAGATTTAATTCAAATGGTCCCGAGCACGATTTTGGAGCGAAAAGAGGCAAGTGGAATATTGTAATAGCTGATAGTTGGAGAGAGGATGTTGATCTTTTTGAAATAACCAACGGAGCTATCGAGTGTGCCAAAAACACACCAGGAGTTAAGTTTCACTTTTATGGTGTAGAGAACCCTCTTCCTCCATGTTGGGACCGGCTACTTTTGGTCTTACAACAATTAGGTGCTCTTGGTGATGTTTGGGATAGAAGACCTAATATAGAAGAGGTATACAGGGCAGCAGATATGGTTCTTTCTCCTCATAGGATTGTAACTAGAATTATAGGAGAGGCTCTTTCCTGTGGAACTCCAGTGATAGCAGCTAGAGGTTGTGAATTTGCTACATGGACTTGTATTCCAGAGGAGTTAGAGGATGTAGCTAGTATTATACAAGAAGCTATTAGTCAACTATCTATCAATAGAAAGGGGATAAAACATCAGGTCAAAGAAGTAGCTAAAGCATTTTCTTTAATTGAGTATAATAAAGAGATGGAAAAAATCTATGCCGATTTATGAGTTCCATTGTATCCCATGTGATGCAAATTATGAGGTTCTTACATTAAGTTACAAAGAGGCTCTGTCCTCTCAATGTCCAAAATGCAAGGGGGTAGGTTTCAAGGTCATGTCGGCTCCGGCTATTGTATATGACCTTTTTGATCCAACTGCTGTTCACAAACTACCTGATTGGCACACACAAAATCAGAAGGCCCAGGTGCATGACGCCAAAGTTAGAACGCAGTTAAGGAACTTACCCCCATTGCAGCGTGACTTAGGGAAGCATATCAAGATGTACGAGACGCCCTTTGGCCACCAAGAAAGAACACAACTTGAGCGAAAAGCTCAGTTAGGCAATATGCCTTTATAGGAGAACTAAGATGGCTGATACTATTACTATTACTAATGATATGATCCAGATTGTTCCTGCTGTTGGTGGGATAAGTAACTTTGATATTACCACTTACTTTTCTAATGGAATTAGACTTACTGGTATTGGATGGACAGGTTCTGCCGCTGCTGATGTTCTAAAGGTTAGAAATAGAAGTGGGACTGGAGCCTTTATTACTAATCCTACTCTAACTAACACTCAAGACTCTTTAACCTTTCAACCCCCATTAGATTGTTTTCCTTATATTTTAGCCTCTGAACAAGTTCAAGGCACTCCTGCTAATTGTATTATTACTCTCTTTTTTTGTTAGAGGTATAATATGCCAAAGAAACTTGAGATACCTAGAGCTTGGTTAAGTACAGATGGAACTTTAGCAGCTAATAGTGATAGTTTGATTCCTACTCAAAAGGCTGTTAAGACTTATATTGGCTCCGCTGTTGTTACTCCAGAGATTATAGTAGGAGAGGTTGGTTATTTAACTCTTGCTGCTGCTGTGACTGCTATTGGAGCTACTGAGGCTACTTTAGTGGTTCCTCCTGGAACTCATGTCGGTGGGGGTGTTACTATTCCAGTTACCCTCTCCCTCCAAGTCCTTAAGGGCGCAACGATCACCGTCGCCACAGGTTTAACCTTCGCTTGTAATGGCCACTTTACAGCAGGAGATTATCAAGTTTTTTCCCTGACAGGGACTGGAACGGTTACATTTGCCACTCAATCGACTTTCCTGTATTCTTCCTGGTTTGCAGATGGAGACACTACTGGGGCTATTGTCTGGGCTACTAATAAATTTCCGTGTTGGGTAAAAGCTGATAAGAGCACTGTTGTTTATATGGGCAATGTCGGCTTCGGGACGGTGCCGGGGGCAAAACTGGACGTTGCCGGAAACTTCAAACTTAACACTGGACTTATAACCTCAGATGCTGTTGGAAATGTTTGCTATGGGGCTGACATTTCTGCCTCCGCTAATTTTGCCGCTAGTGTTACCGCTATCGGATCGACTCAGGCTAAGTTAATAACAATTAGGGGTAATCATGTCTCAGGCGGGGTCACGATTCCTACTACTCTTACCTTTGCTCTACAGCAGGGGGCTAATCACACTGTCGCTAATGGCACCACCTTCACCATTAACGGCCCTTTTGAGGCTGGAGACTATCAGGTCTTTTCTCTAACTGGTACTGGTGCGGTTGCTGGTCTAAAACTATCGAAACCTGAGTGGTTTGCCACCAATACCACGCCCGGCACAACTGACATGACAGCGGCGTGGAACACTGCAATGGCTTCGCTAAGCGCTGGTGGGCAGTTGGTTTGTTTACCCGGCACTGCTTATATGGTGGATGGAGCGGGTGTCTTGGACGGTGATGGCAATTATTACACCATCAAAAATACTACTAACAAGATCAAAATTGTTGGCAATCAAGCTACTCTGGTTTGGGATGAAGGAACAGATAATACTATTATTATCTTAGGATTAGAGGGCACCGATGTTGAGGTAGAAAATCTTAATTTCACCATGTCTGGCTGGGCAGCGGCTATTACTTCAAGCCATTATGCCATCCTAACTTCCGGTGCTAGATCAAAAGTAATTGGGTGTACTTTCTCTGATTCTATCCTCCATGCGGTCCCCATCCGTAATAATGGGGCTAATAGCTTAGTAAGTAAGTGTTATTTTTATCGCACTGCTGGCTGCGTGATGAATGTTGGGGCATATTCCAAAACAGAAGACTGTTACGCTGAGGATTGGAAAGACGCTGGTTTTGCGTTAAACACTACAACCTCTATCGGTGGGCAGTTGCTAAACCTTCAAGGTAGCAGCACTTATAATACTCACTATCCATTTTTGTCTATCGAAGAGGGAGCGTCAAACTGGATTATTAAAGGTTGTGATATTTATAATCGATATGGCATGACGTTACAGGCTTTTTACAATACCGCACCGGCGAATGTAAAGGGCGGTATTATTAGCAATAATATATTCAGGACTGGAGAAGGACAAACGGCTGACGCTATACACAATGTGCAAATCAGTAAATACTATACTGACAATATTATTGAAAATAACAAGATAATTGGAATACCAGGCACAACTAATACTTCTGCTGCTTTAGTAGTGCCATTGAACAATTCCAAAGTCAACAACAATCTCATTGAGTCGGCTACTGTTGCTGCAGGAATTACACAGTTGGTGAAGTGGGTTGAAGTAAACAGCGGAGCTTATTTGGATTTTACTAACAATACATTTACTATCCCTGCATCTGTAGGCCGGTGTGTTTATGGAGCAACAGGAACCACTGGAAATATAGTTAGGTTTAATAATAACAAATACTATGGGGCCGGAACAGGCATAGACGTTGCGGATGTTCCATTACTATCTGTTAGTTTAGGAGGCGATGATTTTAACTCCCTTACGGCTCCTACTACTGGCCTTAGAACAGACTACTTTTTTGCTACTAATAAGGCTTATAGACATTTATATTCTTTGAATGGTCTTCGATTGGTAAGTGGGCAGGGTGGTTTAACCTGCCATGCCGGAGCCGTTCCTTCTGCTGTTACTCACGCAGGTGTTACGTTTTATTATGGTGACATTTTATGGAATTTGGTTCCCACTGTCGGTCAACCTATGGGTTGGGGTTGCTCTTCTCAAGGAACCTTTTCCAGTGCCACCGACAGCACCGGCGATACGAACGGTTCCACAGCGGTTATAACCGGATTAACCGATACCAGCGATTTTATTGTTGGGGGGTTTGTTACGGTTTCGGCAGGATTTCCATCTGCCAGCGACCCGTATCGGTTGACAGCCAAAGATGCTACGTCGGTAACCTTAGAAACTGTTTCCACATCTGTTCAGAGTAATGTTACTGTTGCTCATGTGGCGCCTGTTTTTAGGGTCATGCCAAATTACTAATCTACAGCGAGACGAGGTATCTTCCCTTGACACCTGAAAAACACATTGTTGACGCTCCTGCTCACCTACAGAATTTCCCATGGTACCTTGCGGCGGTGGGGGTCATTGCCTCTACGATTAAGATGCAGACCGTTCTTGCTTGGATAGCAATTACCATCCCCATTGTTTCTGCTGTCATTGGCGGGCTCGTGCTGCTGGGCATTAACAATACTCATACTCAAATTACAGAGGTTAAAACAACCGTTAATGAGGTGGCGAGAAAACAGGATATGATTAGGTCTGAACTTGTGGCCGAACTTGTTAAGAAAACTGAGGTGGATCATAAGCAGGACTTGTGCCTTGAAAGGATTGAGACGATTTTAAAGACAGTGCATCCCATTAAGCTTCCTCCTCTTAGTGGTGGGGAATTCGGAAACAATAAATGACCACTCCAGATTGCGTTGATTGTAACTGCCCAAGGATAGAGTGCTTTAAAGAAGACATAGACGGAAAGATCAAAGTGGCTGTCCTGGAGGTTGAAAACACTTTACAAAATAAAGTCGCTTCTAGGCGTGGAGTTGTCTGGTCTTACATAATTGGGTCTATTGGGATTTTATTGGCAATCGTTAACTCGATTATTTTATTTTTTAAATGATAAGAGGACTATATGAATGAACCAGACTCTAGGAAAGCACTTAATTATAGATGGTAGTGATTGCAACTACCAAACCCTTTGTAATGTAGAGTTGGTTCGTTCTTTTTTAGACTCTTTACCAGAACAAATAGACATGAAAAAGATATTACCTGCTCTTTCCTTTCCATGGACTGATTGCCAACCAGAAGAATGGGGAGTTACAGGGTTTGTGTTGATTAGTACTAGTCATATAACCATACACACTTTTCCAGAGAAAAGGTTCTTGTTTGCTGATTGTTTTTCTTGTAAAGCCTTTAATGAGAAAAGAGTTATGGGGTTATTTGTAGAAACCTTTGGAATAAAACACTTAGAAACTAGAACCATAGACAGAGGAGCTTCCCATGGCATATCCGACCACTACAGAGCATCATAAACTATATCCTTACACTTCCATAATGGCTTCTCCGTATAGTTGTGACCCTACTGGTGCAACTGACATAGCTGCTGCTATAGAGTCTATTAAGAGTAATCAGAGTAATGTAGGTACTATTTATATACCCCATGGGACTTTTAAAGTAGCCACCAACCTAACTATTCCAGCCACTATGAGTGTAATTAGAGAGTCTGGAGCTAGGTTATCTATTGCTACAGGTGTTACTCTTACATGGAATTGTGGTGCTCCTATTGGTGCTGATGGAGAACAACTTTTTATTCTTAATGGAACTGGAACAGTAGATGCAATAAATAGTAAAAGTATGTTTTGGTCTATTGAACTTTGGGGAACTAATAATGCTGCTGCAACTGCTGCTATAGCTTCTTTACCAGTAGGAGCTAAAGCAACATTTAAAAATCTTACTTTTACTGCGGGTATTATTTTAAATAGACCAGTTAAGCTGGTAGGTTTTGGTGTTATGGGTACTACAGACGCCCCTACTGGTAGTAAAATAGATGCAAGTGGGGTTAGTGGAACAGCTATTACTATAACTGCTGGTGCTTATGGAACCTTAGTAGGCCATCACCTTGAAGGTTTTTGGCTCTATGGTTCTACTGAGTCTGGAGCTAGTACACCGACTATAGGTATAGATATACAGCAAGACTGTAACAGGGGCTTAATTAAAGACGTCTTAGTAACTGGCTTCACTCAAAACCAAGGTGGGACTGGAACTTATAAAGGTATAAACTTTACTGCAACTCAGAGTACTTTTAGTTGGAAGCTGGAAAGATGTAGACTCCAAGGTAATGACATAGGTGGGTACTTTGGAGATCGTAGTCAAAACCTAATGATAGATAAGTGTGCCTTTTTAAACAACTACACATGGGGTGCTAGGTTTATAGATACTAATCAAATATCCATATACTCCACCCAAATGGAAAAAAATGGAAAGGTAGCTGATACTACTGGTTCTCTTTCTGTGGAATCCTCTACTGATATGTATATAGATATTTATGGAGAGCAAAACACAGCTTGGCCTGGGGTTAGTGTCTCTATAGGTACTGGTAGTGGTACTGGAACTGCTAGGAGAATTACTATAGCAGGGAGTACTAGGATTATTGGTAATAGTCAGGCTACTAAGGGTTTGATTGTAAAGAACGATGCTGCCGATGTTACCAACTTTGGATTCTTTGCTAATTTTACTACAGCTAATATAAGTGTTGTTCCATCTGCTACTCTTAATGATGTTATTAACTTTAAAAACTGGTCGTCTTGGAACTATACAGCTAATAGTGGGCTTCAGACTACTTATATTCAATCTATTCAGAACTTACTAGCACACCCTTGGTTTTCCAAGTGGTGGACCTCTGCAATCCCTGTAGGATGGACTCTTTCTACTAGAGGAACTTTTAGCCAGAGTACGGATTCAGGAAAGCTAGGTCCATACTGCTTAAAGGTGGTTGGGGATACTGTAGCAGGCGAGGTTTCAGTTAGTCAATATATAATGACTGACAATCTAAGACTTGCTGAGTTTGCAGATGGTTTTAGTGTGTGGGCTTATGTTAAGTTCCCTGCTGCTAATGCTACTACAGGTCGAATCAACATGGATGGCAATAGCCAGGAGATCACTAAGTCTGATAATTGGACTTGGTATAGACTCTCTAAGAAAGAAACTGGAGCTTTAAGTACTTGGTTTATTAAAATACAACTCTGCCTTTCTACTGAAACAGCAATAGCTACAGACGAACTCTATGTAGGCTATATTGGAGTTTTTCCAGGTTGGGCTGTACCTGATGGACCTGTTGGAGAGATGGATAAGAGGTTATATGGTCAGGTAGATTGGGAACCTCAGACTGGAGCTACTGGAGTTCTTGACGCTGCGGCTGCTGATACGGAGACTATTACGGTTACTGGAGCTTCTACAGATGATTTTGTTGAGTTAACTATTCCATATACTTTATCAGGTTGTAATGCTTATGCAAGAGTAACTAGTGCTAATACAGTAACCCTAACTGTTTATAACCCCACTGTTGGAGCAGTTAACTTTGCCTCTGGTACTTGGCGAGTTATTACAACACCTAGGTAAAGGAGTTAGTTATGCACCCATGGATGGAGATTGCTAGACAAGAAGAGGGTGTTAAAGAGGTTCCAGGCTCTGGAGATAATCCTAGAATTGTTGAGTATCTTCAATCAACAACTCTTGGCACTCCTGAAAACGAGAATGATGAAACGCCTTGGTGCTCAGCTTTTGTAAATTGGTGTGTGATTCAAGTTGGTTTTGAAGGTACCAACTCTGCCTGGGCTAGGTCTTGGTTAGATTGGGGTCAAGAGGCAGATTGGAACAACTTACAAGGTGGAGAGATAGTAGTTCTTAGTAGGGGTACTAGCTCTGGCCATGTTGGGTTTTATACAGACTCAACTGATGAAACTGTAACCCTACTTGGTGGAAACCAAAACAACCAAGTTTGTGAAGCTGAGTTTTCTCAAAGTAGGATTTTAGGAATACGAGTTCCAGCATGAAATGGATTAATAAGTGGACCAAAGAGTTCTTTAGTAGTAATAATGAAAAGCTAAACTCTGGTATAGCTTTTACCACTGTTGGAAGTCTTGTAGGACTAGTAGCTTTTTGCTATTATGCTTTTTGGCTACATAAAGATATAGGTTCTAATTCTGTTTATTTACTTCTCGGCTTGCTTGGTGGTGGTGGCTTAGTAGGAACCTTAGCTGGAAGGTTTGGAACTAATACCAAGCGTATTGGTCAAGTTGAGGAGGACTAGGTGAGTTTATTTACTTATTTAAAAATAGCCGGAATGGTAATAATCTTAGGTATATGCAGCTATTATGTTTACAACTACCACTCCATGAAGTCTTTAATCTACAAGCAACAATTAGAAATAGCAGAGCTTAAACTAACTCAAGACATCTTAAAAGAGAAACAAAAAGTTTTTGATGAGTATATAATCAAAAAGGATAAAATAAAAAGGAGAGTCTCAAGTGAACAAAGAGATATTGAAACTGAGGTCTCTAATACTAATGATGACAATCTTAGGGGTTTGTATGGTAGATATAAGTTGCAGCCCAAAAGTAATAACAAAAGTTCCAATACTAGGAAAGGAGGCAGTTCCGAACCTAAGATTAGATGACAGACCGGAGTTGGAAGATTTTACAACCCAAGAGCTTAAAGCTATGCCTCGTAGTGCCCATGGGAAGATACTAAAAAACCAAGCAGCTTGGTGGGGTTATGCTGATATAGCTGAGGCAGCTATCAAGGGCTATAGAGATTATATAGAGCGAGTTTTCTCCAATGAAAGTAATAAGAACAGAAAGTGAATTAACAGGAGTTAATGAATCTCCCATGGGAGGAAACTATATTGAGTCCTCTGAAAGAGACTTTATTGCCAGAGGGGTTGTTGTAGGAGTCTCCACTCTCTACAACCAAACAAGTGGACTGTCAGCTTTGGTTGGTGGGGTTACTGCTAGTCGTATTACTACCTTGGGTCTTGGTTTTAGTCCTGGAGATTTTTGGAGGGTGAGTCTTAATACCCCATGGACTGTGCAGAATGATAATGGGCCTATTGTAGACATACAGTGTAAGCGATGTGGTTGGAGCTATCCACAAAAAACTTTAGTAAATGGTTTGTGTCCAACTTGTATAGACAAACTCAGGGTGTAATTGTTTAGAATTTAAACAATTTGGAGCTTTAAATGCCAGAACAAATCCAGATTTATGCTATGAACTTTGGAGAGATACAAAGTGAAGTCTTAGGACTCCTTTGGATAGACTCTAGTGAGGACTCTAATGGCTGGCCTGCTGATGCTGCGTTTTCTAAGTATAGTAAATACAAAGTGAAGAAGAAAATAAACCAAGCCTATAATGAGATCATGGCTTTGACTAGGACTTTAAAGAGTTGGTTTATTGTAGAACTAACTGCTAATTACTCTCAGTATCCAGTCCCTTTGAATTGTTTTGATGTAAGTAAGGTCTACTACTTCTCCTCTGCTACGGTCTATACTGAGCTTCCTATTTATAATGAGGATTTTATAGAAGAGGAACTCTCCGAAGGCTGGAGAACAACCTCTGGAACTCCTGAGTGGGCTTATGTAGCTGATAGAAGTAAGATGGTGGTTAAGCTAGGTGTTGCTCCTGCTCCATCTACTAGTGCAACAGCTATAACTCTAGCCTCTACTCTAAGCCAAAAAACTCAACCTTATGGAACCGTAGAGGCTGTGTCTGGTTCTACTGCTCCTGGGTCGGCTACTAATGTTTATATAGACTCCCATGGGCAGAACTTTGGTAACTTAGGAGTTATAATTGGGTTGGTACTTCTTAATACTACAGATGGGAGTAGGGGAACTATTACTAGTATCTCTACAACCAACAGTACCAATGATACTATAACTTGTTCTGGAAATCTATCTGGAGGTCTAAACAACATCTGGACTCCAGGCGACGAGATGAGAGTTGTAGGTGGTGAGTATGGAGGTTTTATAGAAATAGGAGACACAGAGGCTGAGTACATCCTAGCTCCTAATGCTGGCCAACTTCCAAGTCCTAGCATCACTATGGCAGCGAATAACCTTTTAGTTCAAGGTTACTTCTATCCTATTCAACTTATAGACAATAACCAGTACCCAGAGCTAGCTCCTCCGTTTCATTACTACATAGCTCTTAGAGCAGCTGGTTTGCTAGGACTCAAAGAATCTACAGACTCTCCAGAGTTTACTAAAGCTCAAGACTATATGAATGAGTCAAACCAGGTCTTGGCTGCTTTGTCTAGCTTCTCTGCTACTCAGTATAAGCATGGGTATCAGCTTTGGAGCATAAAGTGAAAGTTATTACAGTTAGTAATCTAAGTGATGGAATCAATGTAAAAAACGACCCATCGGTTATATCTGATGGAGCTGTAGTAGATTGTGTTGGCTTCGAGCTTACTACTGAGGGTACGCTTGAGGTTGCTAAGGGTCTAGCTCCTAATGATATTTCTAGCTTACTTCCTGCTGGTGGAGTAGAATGCTTTCAAAAGTGTTATATAGGCTCGACTCTTTATGTAATGGCTACTACAGAAGCAGGGCTTTATGCTAATGGAGTTTTAGTAGATGGGTTCTTTACTGGAAGGTTTAAGGCTGTTAGTTTTATTAATAACATCTTCTTGACTAATAGAGAGTACTCTAAAAGGTTTGATGGAACTACTTGCTACCAATGGGGCATTACTGCCCCTACTACTGTTCCTTCTATTACAGCAGGAACCTATTTGAGTAAAGATGTAGACACATTTGAAGATACTGCTATATGGACTGCTAATCAGGTGAGTTGTGTAGTTTCAGCCGATGCAGCTATTTATAAAGAAGAAACTCAGAGCGCCAACTTTGCAGTGGCTTCAAGTACTAGAGGTTATAGTTATAGACCTTTAACATTAGATTTAACTAAGTTCACTGGAGGAACAGTATCTACTAATAAAGACTATTTTAGATTCTGGCTTTATGTGGATAATCTACTTAATCTAGAAGAGTTTACAGTCTTTCTAGATGTAGGTAATGGGTCTTTTACTACAGACTACTTTTCCTACTCTGTAGTTTCCCCAGGAGCCAATCAAGGTGTCCAAACTTTAGGACTTGGTAAAACCTCTGATGTAATCTCAGAGGAAACTACAACTGTACCTGCGGGCACAACTCTTACTAGAAGTGTTTGGGGACAGACTGGACATGGTTCTAGTTTGGGTGATCCGGCCACCTATGGATGGATAGAAGAGCCGTATGTTACTGAGACTGATACTACTGTAGTTACTAAGACTATTACTAAGACATTAATTGATCCTATAATAGGTGACCAAATACTTTCCTTTTGGAGGAGAAGCTCTCTCTTCCAACTCAAGTCTGCTACTTGGATTGAGGTTAAGATTCCCAAGTATAAGTTTATCCAAACAGGTGATTCTAGTAAGGGCTGGGATGATATAGTTAATGTGAAGATAGAAGTAGCTAGTACATCTTTAGGAGCTGTCAATGTAAAAGTAGATGGCATGAAGATTGTTGGAGGTAGTGATTTAGTAGGAGATTATTGGTTTATGTATACATGGGGTAGACAGGATGCAAGTGGGAATGTACTCCATGAAACTGGACCGAGTAGGAACTTAACCACCAAACAGTTTAATATGATCGGACCTGTGAATTTTGATAGACATCCATTTAGTTATGCTGCTAGACCTTTATCTTCTGATGCTCAGGTTACTTGTGGAGTGTTTTATGTTTTAGGTGGTAGTCTTGGAGAGTTTTGGGAGTTAACGACTATTAGTGATAACACTACCATCTCGGGAACTATATATAATGTGGGGGATGGTTTTGTACAAAGGCGACTTACTTCCACCTACACTGAACCAGCACCTGTAGGTATTGATCTTATACTCCATCGGAATAAGATTTGGATGGTTGGTGACCCTGTATATCCGAGATTGCTTAGAAGCTCGGATATTTTAATGGATGGAACCTTTGCTCCAGAAGCATGGCCGACTAGAAATGCTTATGAGATGGAAGAGAATCCAGGAGCTTTGTTGAATATCAAGGTGGTAGGAAAACAGTTGGTTGTTAAAGGAGAATTTGGAGAGTGGATGGTTAAGATAAACGACCCGGTAGACTACCTCCAAATAACTGTTGATAGAGTCTCGGATAAAGGTCTTATAGGTCAAGATGCAGTAATAGCCTTTGAAAATTCTAATGTCTATCCTTCTAATGGAGGTTTTGTAGAGTCCAACGGAGGCGCAGCGAGCTATGTACTACCAGAGATAGAGCCTTTGATAGACCATAATATGAGTGAAGCCAAGGGTGTTAATGCAGGGTTGGTTAGTTACTTTTCTTATCATAGTAGCTTATATGGAGATAGAACTGCTAAAGTGGATTTATATAGAGGTAAGCCTAGGTTTAATAACTTGAATAACTTAAAACTTGAATGGCTTACTTATGATTCTAAGAGTGGAAATACATACTGTGTTGAAAGTGGAAATGTCTATATACTAGACTCTGGTTATATAAACTCTGCTTCTTTAGGAGGAGAGCTCTACGCTTTTATAAAGTCTAAAAAGTACCAACCAGGTGGCGATGTTTCATGGAGTAGGATAGCTTTTAAGCACAACACTGGTGGGAATTACTTTAGACTCTTAGTTTACATAGATGATATTCTAATAACCTCTATGCCATTTATGTCTACTACTCTAACCAAAGGTGACTTCCGGTTTGGGCCTAGATCAGGGTCAGCTTTACAGTTTGTTATAACTGGAGATTATGATGTCTATGGAAAGGTCTACTTGCCTATAAGGATATACCATGGCGGAGAATGAATGGGAAGCTAGGATAGAGAAGGAGATTAGAGGGCTTAAGGGTTCTGTGAATAGCATCCAAGCTCTCTTGCAGAGAAACCTGCGTTCTATTACCCATCCTTCACCTTTGGGGTATTTAAAGAGTCAGCTTGGGGATTTACTTGGTACTGCTAACCAAGTAAATGTAGAGAATGGAGATGATTGTGTAGTTAAAAAAGACAATGTAACACTTAGTCTACCTCAAGATATGCACACCGGAGCTACTCCGACTTTTGCAGGACTTACTCTAACTGGACTAACTGGAATTTTGAAAGCTGCTGTTGGGGTCATATCTGGAAGTGCTGCTATAGCTGATCTCTCTGATTATACTGGATGGACTGATTACAGTACAACTTCTACCATTGTAGGGTTTGGTGCTTTTACTACTAAAAAGATTTACTACTTGAAGCTAGGCAAGCAGGTCTTTGTGTCATTTTACCTGGACGGAACTAGTGATGCAGTAACTCTTACATTTACACTTCCAGTAGCATCTGGTGCGACGGTGGATTATTATGAGAGTGTGGCTAGGGGTATAGATAATGGAGTAGCCCTTGTAACTCCATGCAAAGTTCAACTGCCTGCTAGTAGCAGCACAGTAACGGTTTCTACTACTCTAACCGGAACAGGTTGGACAGCTGCAAATCAGAAGTTAGTAGTTGGACAACTATGGTATGTAACAACTTAAACCATCCTTAAAGGAGTTTCTGTGAAGATTAAAGTAAGAAAGGCCAAAGTAAGTGACATTCCACAATTAGTGGATAAATACCAAGAATTCTTTACTATCATCAGAGACAAAGGCGCTAAAGACATAGCCAAAAATGATGATACACTTAGAGGTGGAGTAGTAATTGAGTTGGGGCATGGGTTTAATAATCCTAATTGGTATTGTGTAGTTGGAGAGAGAGTGGGAGAGATAGTATCTATGATGATAGGAGTGTTGGAGTTTTGTTCTCCTATCTCAGAGTTCTTAAAATGTGTTAGGATTAATGCAAATTATAACAAAGACGATTCTCTTATTGGACCTAGGATAGTCACAGCCATGTGGGAGTTAGTCTCCACTTGGGCTAAAAAAAATGGAGCAGAATATTACTATTGTAACATCCATCCTGGAAATGCTAGTTCTATAAAAGCAGCAAAGCATATAGGTTTTAAACACCATTATACTCAATTTTTTAGATCTTTAGATTTGGAACAAACGGAGGAGCAATAACATGGGTGGCGGTGGACCAACTAGTCAGGGTAGTAGTAATCCTGTAATGTATAATTGGAAGGATATTTTACCTCCTTGGGTCCAAAGTGGACAACAAGCGGTGTTACCTTGGTTAATGAGCAGAGCCTCGGAAGGAGGTATGTTACCTTCAGAGGAGAAGATGCTCTGGGGGCAAGCAAGGAGTAGTATTGAAGACGCCTCTAACCAAGCTAATAAGAACCTATCTAGACAACTAGCTAGTAGTGGCCTAAGTCCTTCTAGTCCTATGGCTGCTGGAGCTTTTGCGGACTTGGGGTTGGATAAGGTTACTAGCACCTCTAAAGCAGCTTTAGACTTTGCCAAGTTAAAAATGGGAGCTAAGGATACTGCTATAGGTCAGCTACTTACTGCTCTCTATACACCACCTCCGGTAGCTACTGGGCAAGTATCTACTCAAAGCTCTGGTGGAGGAGGAGGTAAGTAATGGCTACTAGTGCTAGTGAGATTTTTACCAACGCTTACTTAAAAAAGATGCGTCGGCCTGAGATGGGAGGTAGATTTAACCCTGATGAGGCTTTTGGAGCTAATCTAGTCCATGGCTCTGAGATGCAGAATCCAAGTCCTACTAGGAATATGACAAATGCTTTATATGGGAATATGAAAACTCCCATGCAAGGTGGGAGTAGTATTAACATGGGCCAACCTAGCTCTTTACTTCCAACTCCAAATGCTGGAACCGACATGGCTAAAGTCCTTGGACCTAACATTCTCTCCGACTGGGCTGGTAGGAAGATTAGAGATATGATGGATAAGCCTAGTGGGGAGTTTGCGGATAGTATGAAGGGAGTGTTAGGGCAAGAAAATGCTTATGATCAAATAGGTTCTAAGATGTTTGCTCCAAGTCTTACGGAGAGCGGACTTGGTGGAATAGAGAAAGCTGGAGAGAGTTTTAGTAATACCATTCCTAATCCTAGTAGCTTTGTAACTCCAGAGGTTGGTAGTTCAATACTTGATGGAGTTAATCTTGGTTCTGTTGGTGCTGGTGTAGCAACCGCTGCTGCTCCTATGATGATGGAAAAACTTACAGGTAGTAAGCTAGCAGGGGATATAACTGGGACTGCTGCTACTACTGGCGTAGCTGCTGCTCAAGGTGGGTTGAATCCTATGAGTGATTTAGCTGCTTTGTTGTCATGGGCTAAGTTACTTGGGAGGGCTTTCTAATGGGTTTCTGGGGTGATATGCTTAAAATAATGGCCCATACTGGATTACAGACTGGTGGGAATTTACTTGTTGGTGGTCTAACTAAAGATTGGGCACAGCAAGGAGAGCTTAAGAACTACATAGCCAAGCAGATGTTTGAAGCTGCACCAACAGCTAGTGATGTAGACCAACCTAAAATACAACAAGCTATAAAAGAACTTTCTGGTTTTGAAATACCTATGAGTGAGAGGCTTAAGACTATTGCTGGCACTAGTCCTAGTGGGCCAGAGACTTCTGTATTAGCTCAAGGTAAGAGTTCAACTGGTGCTCCACTTAGTTGGGTACCTAAGACCACAGATTTAGGTGAAGTTCCAAGTGGAGTGGTTCCAGAATTGGTTAGTAGGTTAATTACTCCAGTACCAAAACTAGAGACTCAAGTAGCTTCTGAGGTACAACGAAGTGGAGCTAGTCCATTTGGTTCTTTACAACATCTTAAAAGGACAGAAGTCAGACCTACCAAAGAACAGTTTCTTTTTGGTTTGCTTCAACAACCTGGAGGGGAAGATTTAGTTAGAAAGATCACAGGAAAAGATATTGCAGCGCAGGAGTTGGGTTTTAAATACAACCCAGCTGGTACAGGAACAGAACAAATCAAAGCTGGTGCTTCCGCTAAAACAGCAGAAGCTGCTACAACCAAAGCAGGTGCTGCTGTTACTACTGCTGGAGCAAAAGTAGCAGAGGTTGGAATACATCAAAAAGCTCAAGAGAGTTTGGCTAACTACCATGCTGCTTTAATAAACCAAGGTATCCAAAAACTCTCAGCAGAGAAGCAAAAGGCTATAGCTCCGATGGTTACAGCTTTGTCTATTGCTAATACTGTTGGGGCTAAGACTAATAAACCAGCGATAGACGCTGCTGTAAAGGGGTTGAATGACTTAGGTATTCCTGTTATTCACCCAACTGCGGTAAATCAATTCTTAGATGCCTTTAAGCAAGATCCAAAGGCAGCTATTCGTGGTGCTCAAAAGCTGGGTCACTTTGATGCTTATAGAGCTATGGGGTTGATTCCAAATGAGTAATATATATCTTCCTTATGTTCTTCCAAGACATGAGAAGGTTGATCCTGAGCTAAAAGACGCTTTTAGTGAAATGGCTCAGGAGTACTTTGAACAAACTGGAGAGCCTCTTAAGGTTACTGATAGTTTTAGGACTAATGAAGAGCAGGCTGATTTATATAAAAGAAAGCCTACCTTGGCTGCTCCTCCAGGTAAATCAAGGCATGAAACTGGTTCTGCCTTAGATGTAGATCAAAATCAAATTACTAAGTTTGGGTTAGATAAATGGGGAGAGCTTTTAAATACTCATGGTTTTGTAAGACCTGCTTTGGAGAGCAAAGGAGAGACTTGGCATATAGAGCTACCTAAGAACCCTTATATAAGAGCTGGAAAAGTTGCAGGCACTTTGGCCAATCCATACTTGGATGCGGGAAAGGTAGAGTCTAGTAATCCATATCTCGATTCTGGAGTTCTGGAATCCCCTAAACTTCCAGTTAGTCCAGAATTAGAGTTAGACAAGGATGCTCCTGAAATAAGTTTAGAGGGTTTACCAGAAGCAGCTATGTCTCAAGTCTCTGATCCTATCAAGACTGCTCTTGGTATTGTTGGGGCTAAGGCTGCTGGAGTTGTAGGAACTATACTTGGAGCTCCTCATGAGTATATTGCAAAGCCCTTTGTAGAAAAACCAGCTTCCGCCTTACTAGAAAAGTTAGGCGTACCTGAGACTGTTTCTGTCCCTGCTGAGAGTATGATAGCTGGTGAAGCTGCGTCTTTAATTAGACCAGAGGATTTATCTGGTGAGAACATAGATGCATCCTTGAGGTCTTTACTTCCAACCGCTCTTGGTGGTATTGCAGACATTCCTATTTATGGAAAAATTCTCAAAGCTGCTAATGCTATAAAATCTGGAGTTGATGCGGCTAAACTTGCTAGAGTGCCTAAGGGGGTTGTAGGTGAGGAGGAGTTGTTAAGCCTATTAAAATCCTATACCACCCCACCAGCAAAAACAGGTTCCTCTCCTTTTAGTATGGGAACTGGTGAGAGAGGTTTAGTTCCTCAATCTATAGAGCCAACAGAGGAGAGTTTGAGGCAGCTTGGTTTGTTACCTACCACTCCAAGAGCTATCTTAGACAAAGAGCTTCAAGCAATAGAGGCTAGAGCTAGAACAAAAACTCCATTAGCTTTAGGAGAGCAACCTGTTCTAGAACCTACTATAATTCCTGGAGAGGCTGCTCTAACTACTAAGCCATCTACTTTACCACCGGAACCTACAAAGATTGTAGCTCCAACTCAAATGGGTGCCTTTGCAGAAGCAACTCCAATTACTCCTAGTCCTAGGGCTACAGTACAAGTCACTCCAGAGGGTACCAAGATTGTACCAACTGAGATTCCAACTATTGGCACTGGAGAGCGTGGACGTCTTACTAAGATGTACTCTGGTGGTCCTGATACAGAAGACGTTGCTAGGATAGCTAGAGACATTCAAGAAGCAGCTAAGCAGCCTGGAGCAACTTACTTGTCTGGTTTAAACCAAGTAGCC